TTTCTCTCTTCGCTCTGCCAGCTTGTCTGGATGCGTGGCGTAATACTCCCGCTGCCACGCGACCTGCCTGGCAATTTTCTCTTCCTTCGTCATCGGCGGCTTTTTCTCTTTCGCCGGCTGCTCTGCCTTCTTCTTTTCATACCAACGCTTCTGCTGAGCCGCTTTCTTGATTCTGTACTCTTTCGCGTAGTCGCTTTCTACCATGATGCGCGTGATGTTGCCCTTGCAATCCTCGGCTTCGCCAATGCAGACAAGGTTTTTCAGGTTATAATCCCGGAAGATGCGGATCAGGTGATTCCTTACCGCCGCGCCGTAATAGGTGCTGAATCTGCCGCCCTTGAAGTTGCCCCGGCTGATAACCTCCCAGGCTACAATTTGGCATTCCTGGATAAGGTCTTCCAGACCGTAAGTGTCCATCTTGTTCATGTACATTGCCGCCTCATGCAGCATGACCGGGCGTAAGTTGCGGAAAAGCTGGTCGTAGGCGGCTTCATCGCCGGACTGGATGATGCTGACAAGTTCTTCGTTCGTAAGGTTTGTGTACTTCATGGCTCTTTCTCCTCTCTAATATCGCGTTGCTATTTCCCTTTGCTGGTGCGATATTACCGTTATTTCAGGCAAATAGCCACGATTATATGAGCCATAATGTACACAATCATTACCGAGCATTTTTGTGCATTGTTGGGTCCTCCGCTCACAGGAGATAAGCCCCTCTCCTGTGAGCAGAGTAGTGTGTTATCAGCCGTTGGCGGTGGCAGTCTTCATGATCTGCACCGCTTCGGGCAGGATTAGTTTGCCGTCAACGCGCTCTTTTGCGACAAAAGCCACCTGACCGTTAGCCGCATACAGCTCGTTCAGTGCTGCAAACGTGCGCGGCCCTCTATCCGCGATGTTGTAGTAGCTGAAATCGCCGAAGGCCATGACGGGTGTACTGGCCGCAATGGTAGGAACAAATGCGCTGGTAAAAATGGGGTAGCCCATCAAACGATCCGGCTCACCTGCGGTCAGGGCGGGCTGCCAAATATACTGGCCGTTGCCGTCTTTCATTTTGCGAATAGCGGCAAGCGTACTGTCCGCCATAATAAATGCGGCCTTGGCACGATACGGACGCTTCAGTTTGTAAACCAGGTCAAGTACCTCGTCCACAGTGATGCCGGTTGCATCCTCGGTAGTGACGCCGATTTCGCCGCCATAGGTGGGATGAAGGATGCCGGTGGGCTTGTTGCTGCCATCACCGACGATAAAGGCTTCTTCCTCTTTGGCCGCGATTGCCGCGCCGAAGGAACGGATCAGGAACCCTTTCAGATCATAGGCATTATCCGCCAGAAGCTCTTCGGAGACCTTTACAGCTACAGAAAGCTTATAGGCGTCCAGGATCACCTGAGAGAAACTGGGGTCGGAGAACTGAAGGGCGCCACACTCTTCGATCCACGCGCCGACAGGCTTGGATGCTGCGACATTGATTTTGCGCTCACCACTGGTCTGAATGATCGTGCCGAGTTTACGCAGCACGTTTTCCTCTTCCAGCTTTTCGATCAGACGACGGTCCCACTCTGCCGGTACAAGATACCCGCCGCTTGCATCCGTGCCTTCAACCAGCACGTCGCTGACCTGGCGGAAGTTGGTGCGCAGAGCGGCAAGCATACCTTCCTGGTACGCATTCGACTCACGGCCAACGCCGCTCTTTCTGAATCCGGGGTTGATGTGCGCGGGCGTACTGGTCGGGCGCGCAAGCTCCGCATCCATAGCTTCGCGGCGCTCCATACGTTCGACCTCTTTTCCAAGGTTCACGACATCTGCCTCCATACGCTCATAGGTCGCATTGTCCTCAGCGGACAACATACCGTTTTCGGTGCGGTGCGTGTCCAGAAAGTTCTTTGCGTCTTCCCATGCCTTGGCGCGCTTACTACGAAGTTCCATAATAGAGTTATACATATGCTATCTCACTTTCTACCCGGTTAACGTGACGGGCGCACAATAATAGTTTCAGGCAAAAAGCTCCCGGCGAGGAAAGCTCTATGCCCCATATAAAGAACAGCAGCGGGTGGGGCTTCACCTACTGCTGCTTCTTTTCCATTTTTCTCTTGATAAATGCCAGTGAATTTGATAGTCTCAGATATGGGGAAGGTAAATACATAGGCCAGTTTTCCCGTTAGAAATCACTTGAAAACATCAAGCGGTCGGGCGCGTCCAGCAGCAAGAGCCTCCTTCTGCGCCTCTGTCAACTGGCGCGGCGTCTTATATGGGTCTTTTCCAAAACGATAAGGCCAAAGCGGGCAATTTCTGGCGGGACAAAGTTCAATCTCCTTCGCCTGATCGTAGGTACAGTCCATACATTTCCGGCGAAGGGTTTTCAGCAGTTCTGCTTTTGTCGTGCTCATTTCATTCGTTCCTTTCTTTCTGCGCTTGCGCATCATTTTTTAGCTTCTCAAGGCGATCGTAAAGCGTCTGCACTGGTCTCTCGGTCAACTTGTTCACAAACACTGTGTCAACGGCTTTGCGGGAGAAAAGCACTGCCTGAACCGTATCTTGCGTCTCCCGCTCCAGCAAGCCATCGGCGAACCCCAGCTCAATTGCCTTCGCTGCTGACATCCATGTTTCCTCTGTCATGAGCTTCGCGAGCGTTTTCTTGTCCAGCCCGGTTTTAATCTGATACGCCAGGACGATGGAATCCTTGATCGTATCCAGCATCTCGATGGCCTTCTGCATATCTCCGGTATTGCCCATGGCAACAGTCATGGGATCATGAACCATCATGCAGCTGGTCGGCGCCATCAACACCTTCGTCCCTGCCATGGCGATCACGGACGCCGCCGATGCAGCTATGCCGTCAATCTTGACCGTTACGTCAAACGGATATTCCATCAACATGCTGTAGATCTGGCTCGCCGCGATACAATCACCGCCGTAGCTGTTCAGGTACAGTGTGACGGGGCCTGTGCCGTCCATAAGTTCCTTACGGAACTCCGCCGGTGTCACATCGTCGTCATACCACGACTCCGGAGCAATTGTTCCGTAAATGCGCAGGATTCGCTCTTCTGCGCTGTCTTTCCAACTCCAAAACTTCTTCATTTGGTAGTCCTCCATAATCATAATAAATCTCATATTGCGTTGAAATGAGAACTGAGCATGCGGAAAATCTCAAAATATACCCGAAATTCACAGAGGTTTTCAGATATAATGCGGAGCTTTTTTTGAGTTTTCCCGGTCCCATTTCGCGCTTGTGATGCTGCTAAAGTCCCAGATAGCAAGGGTTTTCACGTGTTCTGCGTTTTTCTGATTGCGGTGTAAGTATCGTTTTCACCCCCGGGGGCCTCAATTTTGCGGATTTCCACAGAAGAGGGGCCGCCGGTCTCTCGAACGCTTTAGCGTAGAGAAGTGGCCCTGCCCCGGCCCCTCGCACGTTCCACCAATACTGGTGGAAGATGATCGGTTTTGATTAGAGCCATATCGACTGCCCAGACTTCTAAGAGGTACCCCTGTGCTAACGTTGGCAACCCCCTTCCCAGCTAAACGTCAAGACATCTCCCGGCTCAACTTTCCGCAGAATTCTGTGGAAAGCTATACGCTCTATTAGCGTCAAAATTTTTACTCTTCATCAATGAGGATTGATCACGCCGCTGGGTTTTTCAGTAGCAGACGGAATGTCTCGCGGCCTTTCGGAGTAATCAACAGCTGAGTACCAGAAGCCTTGTCGTTCTGCCACTCTTTGAGTACAAAAAGCTCGTCATCAACATGAACAGCGTAGGGCTGAAGCCTTTTCTTTCGATCGCGATAGACATAGCCACGATCGAGCAAAAACCTGACGAATTTCTTCTGCCCAATGCCAAGTTCGTTTGCCGTTTCTCTGATCCCAGTCAGCGTGCGTCTCTCAACTAAGGTATCAAAGTAATCAGCTTTCGGTTGGAGCAAAGCATTCTTTTCCCGTTCTTCCCTGAGAGCTTCCAGCAGCCGGATGCCGTAATCTGGATTATTGATGATCTGATCAATGACGGCATCAGTCGCATATACGCCGTGCTTACGGATGGACGGGATTACTTCATGCGTGATCCAGCGCTTGAACGCTTTGGCCTCTGGTTTGCGTGAACCAAGGACAAGGGTGTACAGGCCAGGCTCGCTTACAATGAGTAATGCTTGATCACCGCCAGGGGTATAGGTTGAAGCTACACCCTTTTCGTCTTCATCCAAGCGTGACAAAGCATCTGCTGTGTTTTGGATTTCCAACGCTCTGCAAACATCCGCAGCAACAAACCATGGTTCTCCCTCACGCTCAATGACGCGCACCGAGCCGAACTGTTCATTCTCGAAAACGGTCAATTCCTTCATCGTAGTATCTCTCTTCGTAATGCTCTCTTCTCTCATTCACATTTCCTTTCTGGCGGACAAGCCGGCCATCAAAAAAGCTCCCCGCTTGTAGGAGAGCTTGACTTATGCTTCTTGGGAACGTAGCTATCGGGGATCAGTTCCCTCGCGACCAGCAGACGCTTCAATATCGGCAGGGCTTTCGCGTGGAGCATTTTGACCGTCTCATCCGGCTGATCCATGGCCCAGGCGATCTTTTTCCAGGCCTGCCATTCTACGTATCTTCTTGTGATGATCGTCCGTTGCTCTTCGTTGTCAAGTTGACCGATCAGCTCCGTCACCTCTATCCTGACGCACTTCATTTCCTGCTCGGCTTCGCTAAGCTTCTGATGAACTTCGTCACGGTAGGCGATGAGGTCTTCATCAGGGTCAACCACAGCATCCAGCAGCTCCGCCCTGCTTTGGAGAAGCTCTACTCTACGTCTGCACTCATTTACGCGGTTGAGATACAGCATAACGTCCTTGAACCAGTCCTTCGGGTCTGGTCTATATGGGCGGATTGCTATGATGGGATACTCCTGTAGAAAATCGGTTAGTGTGGTCATTATTTCTGTCTCCTCTCTCCGTACAAAGCCCGGCGGCATAATAATAGCTCCCCGCATAAGGGGCGCTTTTGAGACTGGTACGAGTTCGTACCGACTTTTTTCTCATAGGTTCCGGTAGCGTGCTTATATTTTCGGTTGTTCCATGACACCATTGGCGCATAATAAAAGCTCCCCGTATTATTGGGGAGCTATCGATGCTATCATCATATCAGAAAAATCAAGAGAAGTCTTCCGCGTTTTTCCTCATTTGAGGGTCCCTTCCTTTTCACGATGACGCGAAGTCAACATTTATCGTCTTAGGATTCGGACACTTTTCCACTCGATATGAGGGTGTTGCAAGGCCTCGATAAGAGGGGCTGCAAGGCCCTGGTGACGAGTGATGATGGGTAAATACAAGCCTCTCCCGAGGAAGGCTATTTTTGAAATTCTGAAAAGTAGTATTTACTCAACATTACCCGTCACCATCAAGCATCATGCTGCTCGAAAATCAAGCTGTCCCAATGGTTTCACGCTCCCCTACACTTAAAGCGAACACTACACCGGTACAATCGGAGCAAACTCTCGCTTGAGATGCAAGCCGGAATAGTGTGCGCCGGTCTTGTCGCGCCGCCAGTTATAGCCCCCGGCGACCATTGCCGCCTTGAAGTCGGATATATGACGCACATATTCATTCAAATTTGAACAGTACGTTCTGTATGCGTCGAATAAGTCTCCGGCTCGTTCCGTATAGCCTTCTCCCACTTCACAACACTCTGCAATGAAATTGTTCAGCCAGTCGTTTTCCTGACGATACCGTTCAATTGCATCCTTGACAATCTGAGGCTGCTCGATGATGTAGTTCGCGGCAATAAACCGCTTTGCACCTTCAATCATCCAGGACAGGATTGCCCCTCCACAGGCGTGAAAGAGATAATCAGCATAGTTCTTTATCTCACCCTCTTCGCCGCGCAGCTTGGCTAGGAACGGCACAACCACCAGCCTGTCCCACGTACCTTTGTCGTTCGTGCCGACCTTAGGTAAGTGGTTCGTATAGAGGACGGTTGTGTGGGAGGGAAGAAACTCAAACGGGTCTTTGAACTTTTTTTCCGCCTTGATTGGATCGACGCTGCAGAGTTTCTTCACGACAGCGGTGTCGAGCCGCATGCCCTCTTCCAGCTCTGCCGCAATTACGAAGCGTTTCCCGCGAAGTTCAGCGTATTCAGGGCTCTTGTTCTTCCTGCAATTTACGGTGAGGGTC